CAGATATCCCTGGTTATACAAAGACTGTAACTGATTTACATCCTAGAAATCCATTGAATTATGTACCTTATATGGAAGGAGCCGCGATACAGCATTATGGTGATGTAGGAGTAGACTTTACCCCCCAAAGCAGAGTTACAATAAATGTACATAAGGATGTTGCTGCCAAATATTTTACGTTGCCCGATTTAGTTATTCGCAATCCGAAGGCGCCGTTAGTGTGGAACGAATTGGCACAAAATGCGGCAGCTCCTATGCGCAACGTGGACTCAAATTTGATGAAGGACGCTATAGATGACTACCTGGATATGCCTACAATAGACAAGTTTATCGAGGAGGATAAAAAGAAAGGCATTCTGGTTTTTGGTAGACCTTATACCATAGATGAAGTTTTGAATGGTATACCTGGCCACCCTTACAAGAAGTCTATTAAATCAACCACAAGCGCGGGCTTTCCATTTAATCAAGCTAAGAATAAGATATTATTAGGAGAGCCTGGAACATGGGCTTTACCAGAAGAGCTAGAAGATGTAATAGCGGATATGACGGATAAGGTATTTTCTGGTAAACATTCAGGAACAGTATATAAATGTACTATCAAAGATGAAGCTGGTCCTCCAGAGAAAGTTGACAAGCCTCGGTTATTTCAAGCTGGGAACATGTTGTCGCTAATAATGCAGACTATGTATTTGGGACCAGCTATTGATTTCATGACGGCTCATCCGGATCATTTTGAAATAGCTATAGGAGTAAACCCGCATGATATATCATGGCATAACGTAATTGCGGCTGCCTTTACAAAATTCGAACATGGATTCGAAATAGATTATTCAAAATATGATCAAACGCAGTGTCCGGACATTAAGGCGGGCGTAGGAAAAGTTTTGGCCCGTTTAGCTGTTAAAATTTTAGAATTAAATAATAGCGATTTGCCGAAATTGGAATATTTATGCTCAGAGTTTGTATTGCCGCTGATTAATTTTAGAGGGGCTATAGTCGAATTGCCTAACCTCATGCCTTCCGGTACTTTAACAACGGCACATGGGAATTGTATTTATAATAGTTTAATTACAAGATTGAGCGTTTATGAGGTATGGCCTGGTGTTAAGTTTCGAGATCATATGGCTTTTAGAGCCCTTGGAGATGATAACGGCGGATCCTTTAGCAAAGAACTATTAGATAAGGGATGGGATCAATTGTTCTTTTCCCAGTTCGTGGCTAAGTACGGCATGGGTGCCACTAATGGAGGTAAACAAGAACTGTCACAAAAATTTATTGACCCACATGATATTGTTTTCTTGAGTAGAGAGACAGTGTATCATTCTAAACGCGGAC